GGGCCACAAAGAATGAACTCGGCGTTTAGACCAGAGTTAGCCTTGATGTATTTCACACCGTCGATAAGGCCCTCAATCACAGAGGTAGCAGTGCCACCATCGAGATCCATAACCTTGCCAGTGAAGTCAAGTGCAGCAATCTTTGCCTTGGCTGCAGTGTTGGTTGCGTTGGCGTAAGCGACAGCAAGTGCGTCGAATGCGATTCCAGCGTAGTCAACTGAGCCACGAAGTAGAGCCTGCTTTGAAACAGTGGTGTAACCGCCGTAGGTGGTAACTGCGGTCGAAATGCTGTCGATGGTTAGGTTACCGAACGAAAGTGCCTCGTTCTCTGGGTCTTGCTGGCCAACGGCTAGGGTGTTAGCGGTGATGGCAGCATACTCAACAGTCATACCGGTAGCAGGAAGAACCGAAGTGCTCCATACGTTCCACGATGGGCGGTTGCTCTGGATGAGCTTGTTGATGTAGCCAATGTAGCCAGGAGCGGCGTAGGTGTCTGCCGAAGTCGAAGCGGCACGAGCCAATTCGATTGCAGCAGGCTCACCCTTAGCGAACGCCTGAGCGTATTCGCCGAATGAGCGGTAGTTCATGTAGTCAGGAGCCGATGGGGCTACTGGTGAGACAGACGACTCAACAACACGACGAAGTTCTGCAACTTCATCCTGAACTGAGCGAACGTCAAGTTCGATGTTGGAGTTTTCCAATTCGGACTCGCTTTCTTTGATAGGGGTAGGGGTTTGTTCGACCGGCTGAACGATTTCTCGGTCTTCCTGTCTAACTTCGGTGATGTCAGCCGAATCGTAGGCAGCCCAGTTAACAACGGACACCTCTTTCAGGCTAATTTTGGTTCGAGTGACAACGTTGCCATCTCGTTCCTGTTCGACTGGCATGAAACCAACCGAAAACTTGTTTAGAACGCCATCACGCATAAGCGTTAGGACATCGTTGCCCAAAGCGGTCTCGGAAATCTTGCCAGTGATCTCATAGCCACCATCGGTCTCACGACCTTCGATAACCTTTCCAACAGGAAGCATTTCGCTGTTGTGGCCGTAAAACAATTTCACGTTTTCAACGCTGTCAATAGCACCGGGTGCAAAGCGTTCGACGTATACTCCACCAATGTCGGCGTCTTGGCCGTAAGGAACGGCAATGCCAGTAATAGTGCGTTCTTCTAAGTTCTCAAGTCTCAGCTCGAGAGAGCGTGTTTCAATTTCAGACATTTAAGCCTTCTTTCTGAGCGGCATACTCTGGAGTGATAATGCCGGCGGCAATAGCATCAGACCACATTCTTAGGCGGTCAGACTTGGACAAAACAAGGTCTTCCCACATAAACTCCACTCGGGAGCCACGTGGTAGACAGTTGGACAAAGCGTCCTGGATTGGACGGGTGTAAGCCTGAATGGTTTCACGATAGAACGCAGACTCTTCGTCAACAAGGTTTGAGTAAGTGTCGCTAGTTCCGTCAACACCGGTAACGAGCTTGCGTGGTGGGATACCAAACAACCTGGCGATTTGCTGGACAGACTGAGCAGAAACTTCGGTAAATAGGGCTTCAGACGGCTTTAGAGCGATTTGCTGGTATTCAAAGCCATTACCAAGAACAGCAATCTGGCGTGTGGCCTGCTTAGTGTTCCAAGTGTTAGTAATGGTCTGGGCATCGTCTGGGCTGATCTCTTTACCAGTCTTTAGAACACCAGTAGGAACGCCTCCGCTTGAAAACCAGTTAGCCTGGTAACTGCGTAGGTCTAACGCACCGGCAATGTCTTCAGAACACATTTCAATAGGGCTCGGGCCTTTGAGCCAGCCAGCACGTGGAAAGAGCTGCAAGTGTTCAATTTGGTTTGCTGTGTATGAACCGTTTAGGTAAACGTAACGACGTGGTGAGTTCAGTGCGTCAGTTTCAGTTTCAATCGTTACCTGCCACGCAGGAATTTGCATTACGTCGTTGACTCGGCCAGCAGAATCAAATGACTTATACCAAAATGCGTTGCCATAAAGTGCTAGATCAGTAGCAGTGGAATAAATAAATTCGTGACGTTTCATTTGCAACGATGGGTTGTTTACGAACGCTGGGTTGTCCACAACCATTTCCATACCGGTCGCATAACGTTTGGTAACTAGACCAAGGTTAGAAACAGTGGTGGCAAGTATCTGCACGCTACGCCAGACCGCAGTTAGCGTTAGAGCCGATTCAGGAGTGGCTAAAGTCGATGAGCGTGACGGAATCACAGGGGTTACTGCCCGAGTCTCAGTTTTAGGGAAAATGCGTTGCCAGATACTTGCCATCGCTAACAATGATAATGTTTAGCACTTACATTATGTAAAGTAACTCGGCGTGTCTAAAAAACTCCGATCGTGGCCGGCTGATGTTGCACCGCCACATAAACAGCCATCAATGTTGCTGTAACAGCATCAATGTCACCAAACGAATCACGCCTAGACAAGAACCAGTTCTCGCCCGAGTAACGAACCACACCACGGGGAACCTGAGCGATAAGCAACTGGTCTGTTCCATTCCATTCGATAAGGCCTTGCTGGAACAGGCTGTAAGACGTGGAAGCGGCAGCTGCAACTTCTTTCGACCACAAAGACCATAATGGCAAACCGTTCTGTTTCAAACGCTTCTGCAAGTTAGGCATACGGCCACCATCGACCACGATAGCGGTCGCTTTAGTGTTTCGGTAAAGACTTACCAGTATTTCGTATAAACGGCCTTCAGTGGGGTTCACAAGACTTGCAACCAACTCGGTCTGCACTTTGTCGCCAACTTTCTTAGCAGCACTAATCGTCGCATGATCAAGTGTCGCCGTAACATCCACCGACAACACACAACCATCAATCTCAGCGATACCCTGTGCCTGGCACTTGTAAAACACCGGTGCAGGAAGCCAAGACTCGCTGGAACCCGAGATAAATTGGTTTAGGCGGTAACGTCGAGCTTCGTGTTCAGGGATAGTCGCCAAGTCGGTCATAATGCGGTCAAGTGGAATACGGCCGCACTCTACGGCAGGGTTACTGGCCAGAATTGCTTCTGTGTCGATTGCTGAGCCTTCGGGGGCTTCCCAACAGAAGAAACCAAAGCGTTCTAGGGCTGGGTCGCCGTTTACGGAGCGGTCGCCCTGTTTGTAGAGATCCATAAGCGTTTCAGAAGTCGCATCACCAGCAGTAGTGATACCAATAATGATTCCCTCGGGGCTGGCGGTCGTTCCCTGAACCACAGCCGTCCACATACCCTTCTTCCAAATGTGCAACTCGTCAGCCAACACAGTATCCACACGCAAACCCTGCAAAGCCGATTCCTTAGCCGGGCGAACGTCATACCTGGACAAACCATCGGCAGACACAATGCCACGGCGTTCCGTAGTCTTGCGAAACATCGATTTCAACTCATCGTTGCTCATAATGGTCGCCAACACTCGGGAATAGATAACCATGGCCTGTTCCACGTTGGAAGCAAGTGAAAGTGTTTGGCCGTTACGCATAGCCACACCCCAAAGCCCGAGTATGGATCCGATTAGCGACTTACCCGATTGTCTAGGAATGGAGCAGACCACGGCACGGTAACGAAGTTTGCCAGCAAGCAAAGGGTCTGGGTGGTCAGCAGGGTAACGCTCCAGTATGGCCCGAAGTAACCACCGCTGCCACTCGTCAAGCTTGATTCCCTCGGGGTTGTCCATGTCTCGGTAAGCCAAGTCGACTACCTGGAGAAGTCGGTCGGCATCAGACTCGAAGTCTTCCGATAGTGGCTTAGTCCACCGAGCAGGGAACAGCATTAGCGTTTCAGCAACTCCCGAAGTGGGTTCACTTGCTCAGGCTTGCCAATCATCACTTTGAGTTCGTTGATCGTCTTGCGAAGTTCGCCGGCCGTGCTGGTTTCTCCCTTGTCGTCGTAACGAGCTGCAAGTGCCAACGCAAGGTCGGCATGAACCTGAGACTCCACATCCAGCGACAATGTTTCAATCCAGTTCTTAGTTGTTTCGTAAATCATTAGGTTCTTTCTTGGTCGGTTCAGTTTCAAACTTTCAGCCTATTCGGTTTAAGGAAGAGTTGCTGTGCGGGATGAAACGTCGACTCTCAGAAAAAACTGAGAGCCATTTACTGGGGTTTATTTAGTTTTAAATGCGAAGTATCGGAGCCAGTTGACTAAGGTTCGCCACTCTCCGACGATGAAGCCGATGTAATTGAAGCCACGTCTATGGCGGGCTCGGTATCCTAAGCGAACCATCGTGGGTTTCTCCACTCTGTTCTAATCAGGGTCTTGTCTTGCTTACGGCCGTTGCAGCTTCTGCACATAGATTGCAGGTTATCTATCGAGTGATCTGGTAAGCCACCAGTATTGGCAGGTGCGTTGATGTGATCGATAGTCCAATCGTTGCCCTCTAACTCTTTGTGGCAGGTAACGCATCGGGGTTCCAGAATGGTCTTGGCATAGGCTCGGGCCTCACGCCATGCTTTAGTGTCATGCCAATCAGCCATTATGCTCACCGTTCTTCAGTGTATCTGCTAACTCAAACAGGGTCTTCCGTAGGTTGATGGCCGCCGGTCTTTCCCATTCGATTGCCAGCTGTGAAACATAGGCAACAATGCTCTCTCTTTCGACTGTTGCAGCGTTCTCTTCGAAGTCAGCGAGCAAGGCCCGAGTTAGGACTAAGTAGTCTGGGTTGTTGCATCGGCAGTTCATCGGCGTTCGCACCGATAACAATCGCAACCAGGTTCACTATCGAAGTCTAGGTCGTTGAAGTCTCTAGGCAGGATGAAGTAACTGATAATTAGCCCGATGGCATATAAGCCACCGATGACAGACATGGTGAGCAATAGCCAGGCAACTAGATCACGCATTCCCACACCAATCCAATACTGATACCAGAATGTCGCTTGGGTTCTCTTTGTTCTCGACACCCTTAGTGATGATGTTGATTACATCCTTGCGTGCTTTCACACCCTCAATGTTGACGACTTGCTGAATGGCGTTCACCATTTCGTTTAGTTGCTGGTCTTCGATACTCATTAGTCGTTCACTCTCGGATAGTTGGCCATAATTCGTTTGATTTCTCTTAGTAGGTCATCTTTAGCAGCTCTTGAATTACCATCTTCAATTAGTCGTTTCCACACTGGGAATGATGCTTCAACGGTTTTGACTAGCATGCTGTGTGTCTGGCCATGTATTTCGTTACTCATGTTGTTTCTCTTTCTATGATTTGGCATTCGGTGATTGGTATTTCTAGGAACATTTCGTTTTCGCTTACCGATGTGTTCTTGACTACTCGTCTGGCTTCAGCCAAAGCACTCGGTGGCACGATTAAATAATGTGTCCATGCACTGTTCATGGTGACGTGCATGTGGTGTTCGTTGTTGTATTTTGCTTTACGAGCTGAGATGTGAACGGTCGAGTATTTGAATGGCCCGGTTTCCCAGTTGTGTTTTACTTCCACTTCGATAGTCCATTTGGCTCCTGTGCGGCCACTGGTGGCAATTAGGTCTGCACCATAGTCGTCAGGGTTTACATGAACATCTAACCAGCCGGTGCGTTCAAAGTCGTAGATAACAATGTGTTTGGCTAGGTCGTTGGTGGTGTAGCGGTGTTGGTCGAACATTGGGTGGTTCTCGTTCATGATTTTCCTTCCAATCGGTCTTTGGTTATGTCCATCGGGCCTTGCTCCGTGTAGATCACATACCAGTTATCTCCAAGCATGGAATGACGAAGCACACCTAACTCGATTAGTTGTTTGACTAGGCGTGAGCGTTCAGCAATTACACCGGTGTTGAATGCGATTGAAGATAAGCTGCTTGGTTCATTCATGTGATTTCTCCAATGTTTTCTGTAACTCGGTTAATTCGATTATGACTAATGTGTATGCCTGGCGAACAAGGTCGCTTTGGGTGTTTTTCATTCGTTCTTGGATGTCTGCAATGTGTGCGTTGAATGCGTAGATGGTGCGTTTGTGTTCAAATTGCATACCAGATAAAGAAGCGATAGCGTTCGTTGTGATTACTGTGCTACTCATGTGGGTGATCCTTTCGTATTGTGCCGTCTGCTAACCAGAATGTTGCGGCGGTTACTTGGCCGTAGATTAGGTTGTCTACTCGGGACCGGGTTAGTCCAGTTAGTTGCATTAGCAGGTCGTAGCATGCGTTGCGTTCTCTGAGTTGAGCGAACCAGAGATCACTGTGGATTGGTTGCTGGCGTAGTTTGTTGTGCCATTCAAGCCATGCCAGGCGATAGTTCTCCACCTGTTCGAGCTTCTCTTTAGATAGTTTCTTGATGGCCATTAGCCTTCCACCTGTTCCATTGT